AGACCACGGCGCGCACGCGCTCGAAGCGCGGCTGGTCGAGGCCGGGCTTCGGTACGACTGGCAGACGCCGGCGAAGGGGCCCCCCGTCGCCGACATCCGGACCCGTCTCGCGCGACGCGTAGAAGAAGGCGTCGTCAAGCCCGAGCTGCCGGGGCTCCTCACCGCGTACCAGCTCGCCGGGCTCGACTTCTCGTTGGCCCGCTCCGGCGCTCACTACTGGTGGCCGTGCGGATCCGGCAAGACCATCGGCGGCGTCCTGTGGTCGCTCGCCCATGAGGGGCTCCACGTCGTCGTCACGCGAAGCGCCGCGTTGTTCACATGGTACCGCGAGGTGCGGGCGCGCACGAACGTCGAGCCCCTGGTGTGGCTCCCGCCCAGCCTCCGGCGCAAGTCCTACGAGGACGTGTCGGTGTACGCGGCGCGGGTGCGGACGCCCTTCGTCATTGTCAGCTGGGAGAGCCTGCCCGCTGCCGTGAATGAGCTGGCGCTCCTGCGCCCGAACACGGTCGCCTACGACGAGATCCATCGGGCGAAGTCCCACAAACGCTGGAAAGCCATCCCCCAGTCGGACGGGACCACGGGCTTCGAGAAGCTGGACAACATCGCCGGCGCTGCGTGCGAGCTGTCGAAGCTCGCGCGCTACCGGCTGGCCCTGACGGCGACGCCCATCCGGGATCGGGTGCGCGACCTGTGGGCCCAGCTGGATCTGGTGGACCCGGGCAAGTGGGGCAAGTACTGGGACTGGGCCGCGCGGTACTGCGCGGCGCGACCGGGCGCCTACGGCGGGATGGACGACACGGGCCACGACAACCTGGACGAGCTGGAGTACCGCCTGCGGTACGTCGTCCACCGGGTGCACCCGTCAGAGGTCTCGGACCTGTTGCCACCGAAGCGGCGTCAGGTGGTCTACCTGCCCCCGTCCGAGCAGAACAAGGCCGTGGGCTCGTGGGTCCGTGAGATGAAGCAGGCCGTGAAGGCGGGGGGCGAGCACGCCATGGAGGTGAAGCTGGCCGAGGCCGCGAGCCGCAAGCGGCGCTGGGTGCTCGACACCCTCGCGGACGCCGTGGCGGGCAACCAGAAGGTGGTGGTCCTGACGGGGCGCCGCGCGGACGTGGACGTGCTGGGCGTCGAGGCACGCAAGGAGCTGACGGGTGCGCTCGTTCACGCGACCCACGGGGAGGACTCCTCCGAGGAGCGGGACGCCATCTGCCAGTCCTGGCTCAGCGCACCCGCACCGGCGGTGCTCATCGCCACGGGCGACTCCATCGGCGAGAGCCTCAACCTCCAAGACGCAGACCTCCTGGTGGTCGCCATGCTCCCATGGACCCCGGGTCAGGTGACGCAGTACGAGGGCCGCGTGTGCCGTCTCGGGCAGGTGCGCCCCGTGCTCATCCAGTACATCATCGCCGAGGGCACGGTGGACGAGCGTGTGGCCGAGCTGCTGCTGGGCAAGCTGCCCACGGTGGCGGCTCTGACGGGGGACAGCGACGTGGAAGCGTTGCGGGCGCAGCTGGTCGGGACCGACAACCAGGAAGGGCTGATGGACGAAGTGGCGGCGATGCTCGCGGCGATGGGGGAGCTGAGTGAGATCGTGATAGGCACGGAGACATGAATCCCATCCTCCTCAATGCCGGGCCCTCCGGGTTCGGCTGGTCTCCCTACTCCGCGTTCCTTCACTGCCCCCAGCTGTACGGGTACAAGTACATGCGCACGGCACCGGCGGCGCCGACCGGCGGTGTAGTCGGGGGTGGGTCCGAGGCGCAGGGGCGGGGCCGCGCGGTGCACCTTGTGCTCGCGCATCACTACCGTCGCGTGCAGGCGCAACAGCAGGGCGAGGACCCGGACCAGTGGTTCACCCCCGAGGACGCGGCCGTGGAGGGCGCGCGGCTGGGGGATTACGGCGACACCCACATCCCCACGGCGCTCCGGATGCTGGACGCGTACCGTGCGTGGTGGGGCAACGAGCGCCACACCATCGTCGGCGTGGAGGAGGTCTGGTCGGCGGACGTGGGCGACCTGGACTGCCCCGGGCATCCCGAGCACGGCCAGCCCATTCGCTTCGCCCCGCGCGTGGACCTCGTCACCCGCGACCCCGCCGGGCGTGTCTGGTTCTGGGACCACAAGACCACGAGCGCCCTGCGCGGGGACACGGTGTCGGGCTACTCGCTCCATGGCCAGTTCCTGGGCATGCGGCACCTGGGCCGCGCGTACTTCGGGGAGGACTTCGGGGGCGTCGTGCTGAACATGCTCCAGACCACGCCCCCGCCCAAGTTCTCGCGCCCGCCGCTGGAGGCCGCACCCTTCGCGGACAGTCAGTTCCCGACGACCATCGTGGACGCGCGGCACCGGATGGCGAAGCTGGAAGTGGAGACGCGGAGCGGCGTGCGGCAGGCCTGCGAGTGGCCGAAGTCGCTCACCGAGAATAGCTGCGTCGGGCGGTACGGGAAATGTTCGGCGTTTGACTTCTGTTCCTGGGGCGGTGCTTAGAAATCTCGTCCTCGTCCTCGACACGGCAACGCACGGTGTTATCCTTGGTGGGCGAGGTAAGAACGAGATGACGATGCAGTTCACGGAGCCGGCGGTCGTGTGCGTCTACGGGCCCAGCGGGATGGGCAAGACGACCGACACGCTGTTCTCCTTCCCCATGGGCCTGTTCATGGCTCTCCCCGGTGCGCTCAAGCCCAGCTTGCGCGTGGTCGGGTGGGACCCCTACGCCACCGGGCAGGTGGTCCCCGTCACGGATCTGGACGCGGCCGTTGCGGCGCTCACGAAGATCAAGCCCGGCGTCTTCGACGCGGTGGTGGTGGATGACCTCTCGCTTCTCGCCGAGCGGACGATGCTCAAGCTCGAAGCGAAGCACGCGAACTCCCGGAGCGGGTTCGCGATGTGGAACGAACTGCGCGACACCGTCATCCGTTTCCGCGAGGCCGCCCGCGCGTGCGGGTTGCACGTCATCCTCAACACGCACGAGCGCCAGCCCGAGACGCACGACGGCACCTTCTTCCGGGGCGGGCCCAGCCTGCCCAGCAAGACGCTGACCGAGCGCATCCCGCACATCTCCGACACGGTCCTGCGCGCCTGCGCGGACCCCACGTCACCGGGCGCCTGGAAGGGCGTGTACAAATGCGAGTCCGCCAACCCCCAGTGGATCATGAAGGACCGGCACGGGTGCTGCCCGCCCACGGCCCCCCAGAACATCGCGGAGATCATGCGGCTGGCGGGCTACACCATCCGGCGCTACCCGGGCCTGGAGTGGCAGGAGGACTGGGTGGAGTGGACGGCGTCACAGCTGGCCACCGGCCGCCCGGAGAAGGAAGTGATGACCGAGCTGAACTCGAACTTCGTGGATGCGGACCCGCTGCACCTGCGCTGGGTGCGCCGGGACGGGCGCCATCGCTTCACGCTGCGCAAGGCCTATGCGCACATGATCACCAACGACTAACGACGGTTCAAGCCCCGGCGGCGTCCTGTAAAGGGCTGCGCGTCGTCGGGGGCTATCCCAGCAGCCCGGTCAACAAGGAAGCGACAATGTCTTGGTCTTTCAACAGCAACTTCACTGGCGTCACCCCCATGGGCGTCAGCACCGAGCCCCCCGCCGAAGGCGCCTACGCCGTCGTCATCTCCCGCACGGAGGCGATGGACAGCAAGAACCAGCCGGGCCTCGTGAACATCAAGGTGCGCGCCGTCATGAGTGACAGCGGCTACGAGGTGTCCGACATCTTCCCGATGGCCAACGGCGCGGACGAGCGCAAGGACCGCATCTTCCTGGCCAAGTGGAAGGGGCTCCTCCAGAGCATCGGCTACGACGCGTCCCAGCTCGACACGAACGTCGAGATCAGCGAGGCGTGGCTCCTCGGGCGCGAGGCCTACGTCTACTTCGTGCCCCGCCGCTCCGGCGAGAAGGGCTCGTTCGATGAGACCATGTTCATCGCCGCCGAGCGGTTCGAGGCCGTGAAGCTGGGCAAGTGGAAGCCCCGCGCGTCCGCCGCCCAGGCCGCCCCCGCCATGGATGCGGGCCCGACCATCCCGACCTACACCGGCGCCCCGGTGCCGGCTCCGGTCCAGGCCGCCGCGCCGGCCCCGGCGTTCCGCCCGTCCGCCCCGGTCCCGACCCCGCCTGCCCCGCCGAAGGCGGGGGGTGCGCTGGGCCGTATCCTCGGATAGACCGGACGCGTGTGTCCGGGATGACCACCTAACGCCCCGTCTGCCTACATCCGGAGTCTTACTCCTCGCGGTGTGTAGGCAGGCGGGGCGCTCTCTTTGGCGCGTACCAAGTTGGATGGGACGCATGCCCAACTGTTCGATGCTTTCCGCCACCAGTGACTTTGGCGTAAGACCGTGTCGGTTTGTCAGCTCGTTACAGGCGCGAACGCCCCAAGCGTATAGCCCCTGGAGAGTCGTGACCACACGGAGAGGGCGTATGGATAGTGGGAACGTGTCGGGGTTCGAGTCGCCCTGCGCGCCGCCATCTCCCTGTCAACGAGGCAAACACCCATGAGTTACGATCCCCAGGCCCTGGGCGCCCTGTGCAGCATCTGCCCCCTCCGCGAGGCGCGCGTGGGTGGCCCGGTCCCTCCCGAGACCCGCCATGGCGCGCGGTTCGCGCTCGTCGGGGACATGCCCAGCTACGACGACGTGCGGAGCGGGCGCCCGTTCACGGGCGCGGCGGGCATGCTCCTCAACGAGTCGCTGGACGCGGCGGGCATGCCCCGTGGCGCCGCGAACATGCACTTCGCTCTGGCCTGCCAGCCGCCCAAGAACGATCTCCGGCTGGTGCAGGCACGGGCCAAGAAGGCCAAGCAGATGGACCCCGTGCGGTGCTGCGCGCCGCGCCTCCACCGTGAGCTGGAGGGCATGACCAATGTGGTCCCCATGGGCGATGCCTCCATGAAGGCGACCACGGGCACGGCCATGGGCATCCTGTCCGTGCGCGGAGGGCCCCGGGAGCATGGGGACATGAAGGTGCTGCCCACCGTGTCCCCCATGATGGCCGTCCTCAACCGCAAGTGGGCCCCCGTCCTGCGCGCAGACCTGGGGCGGGCGGCCCGCTGGTTCTTCAAGGGCGGACTGAACTGGGCCGACCCGGTCATCACGCTGTTCCCGAGCGTCGTGCAGGTGCGCGCGTTCCTCGCCAAGCCCGCGTCCTTCTGGTCCTACGACGTGGAGACGGACGGGATCGAGCCCATGACCGCCGCGCTGCGCTGCGTGGGCATCGCCACCAAGGACGAGGCCCTCGTGGTGCCTCTCCTGGGTATCGACGGGGCCACCCGGTGGTACAGCACGGGCGAGCAGGCCGTGGTCATGGCCATGCTCAAGGCCGCGTTCACCGACGGACGCCAGTGGGTAGGGCACAACGCGGGGTATTACGACCGTTTGTGCGTGGAAGCACACTTCGGCGTCACGCCGGCACCCCTCATGGACACGATTCTGCTGCATCGGCTCGCCGAACCGGGCCTCCCGCACGACCTGGGCTTCGTCGGGAGCACCTGGACGGACGTTCACAGCTGGAAAGCTGACAGCGAGGGCAAGAAACTGTCCCATTCGGCCCAGAATGACCGCGAGCTGCACCACTACTGCGCCCTGGACTGCGTGGTGACGGCCCGTGTGGCCCCTCTACTGGCCGTGCGGGTCATCCAGAACGGTCAAGCCGAGCCCGTGCCGGCCGCGCCGCACCAGACGCTGCTCGAACTGGACCATTGGGCTCAGTCCTTGTGCGTCGGGCTGCACCGGACGGGCATCTTCGTGGACCAAGCGGCCCGCGAGCGTGCCGAGACGTGGCTCACGCATGAATCCGAGTACATCCTGCGGGAAATCCAGGACGTAGCGACCCATCACGGGCTGGGGACCTTCAATCCGAACAGCGGGGCCCAGCTTCGGGGGCTCCTGTACACGCTCTGGAAGCTCGCGCCGGTCGAATACACCGATACGGGGGATCCGTCGGTCGGAGACGAGACGCTGCGGTCGCACATCGCGGACCAGGGGCTCGCGGACGACCGCCGGGTGTTCCTGACGCTCATCCGGCGCTACCGCCGGGTGCGGAATAAGTGGCTTGCCACCTATGTGAAGACGTTGTGCCCCAAGTCCGCCGGCGGCCACGCCTGGGACTCCGACGGACGGGTGCGGGCGTCCTGGAACGCGCACGGAACGCTGGTCGGGCGGCTGTCCTGCTCCGGCCCGAACCTCCAGACCATCCCCGTGCTGTTCCGGACGCTGTTCACGGCCGCCCCGGGGCGCATCTTGGCTGGCGCGGACGCCGATCAGATCCACCTGCGCATCATCGCGGCCCGGTGGGGTGTCGCGCGGCTCCTGGAGTGCTTCCAGCGGCAGGGGGACCCCCACGGGGAGGCCGCGCTGGCCATCTTCGGCGACCGCTTCGTGCAGGCGACGGGCCACCCGGGCAAGCCGGGCGGGAAGTGGGCGGGTCAGGCCAAGTCCATGCGCCAGATCGCCAAGACCTTCCAGTATGCGGCCGCCTACGGGGCAGAACCCAGCACCATCCGCGACGTGCTCACCAAGGCCGAGGACGAACGCGGGAATCTCATCAACCTGACGCTCACGGTGCGTCAGGTCACGGCCATGCGCGAGCGGTGGCTGGCGGCCATGCCCGAGTTCGAGCGCGGCTGGAAGATGGAGGCCACGCTGGCGGACCAGAACGCCCGCATGACCCATGGGGACCCATGGGGCAGTGATCCGGTGGCCGGGCGTCGCCGCCCGTACCCGAATGGGCTCCAGGAGGAGGCCAACGAGATCACGAACGCGCCGATCATCATGTCCGAGAGCGCGATCATGCACTTGGCCGTGCAGGACCTCCTGGAGGTGATTCCCTTTGAGAAATGGGGGCCTGGAACTGGGATTATCGCGCAGGTACACGACTCCATCTCGGTCGAGGTGCCCGAGCACCTGGGCGAGTGGGCGGCGAAGACCGTCGCCGACGTGCTGACCCGCCGGGTCCCCGGGCTGGACGTGCCGTTCACGGCTACTGGCACGTTCGGGCACACATGGGTAGATGCCTAATCACGGAGTCATGAAATGAGCGACCACGTTCGTATCTTCTACGCCCACGCGCGCGGCATGCAGGACAAGGACATCGACGCCCGCGCTGAGAAGCTGCGGGACATCGCTGGGAGCGCGTTTCCGGGCAAGCAGCTGTCCGTCACCACGGGGCGCGACGATTACCGGACCCGCGCGAAGGCCGAGGGCGGCTGGGCGGGCTGGACCTACTCGGTCGGGGGCGGAACCGACCACGAGGGCCTGCCCCGCTTCCACGCGGTGGTCAGTGACGCGCAGAACGTCGGCAAGGCCACGGCAGACATCATGCGGTATGCCCAGTCGAACGGGAGGAAGGTCATCTTCTGGGACGGCGCGGACCTCTTTGCACCTGTCACCGGAGTCGTGGACTCCGGCAAGGACAACTGGAAGGCGGGATGGTCGTTGACCCTCGGGTAGGCGCGCTGGACGCGACGCGACGCTTGGTCCTGGACTTGCGTGCGTGGGGCCAGCCGTTCGACGCCATCGCCGAGACGTGCGGCGTGAGCTGGTGGACGGTGTTCCGCTGGTCGAGGGGGGAGCGCGTGCCCCACCCCGGTCACTCCACGCTCCTGGTGCAGTTTCACGCGGCGGTGCGCGCGGCTCGTTGACAAACGGCAAGCCCTGGTGTTAGATTCACATCTCAACCCCAGGAGAGTGCTGTGTACGTCAAGCGCATCGAAAGCAACGTGAAGTCGGCGGACGGACTGGTCTGGTCCGCCGACCTGGGCCCGAAGACGATCATCGTCGGGCCGAACGGACGCGGGAAGTCCCGCATCGTCAACGCGGTGGAGCTGGCCCTGACCGGCCGCGCCAGCGACCTCGCCGGGCGGGCGGACGTGGCGCGGGAGGCCGACCTTCTCGCGCTCGCCCCCGGGCGCAGCGCGGATCTGTACGCGCACGCGATCCTCGACACCGAGGAGACCGCCACCTTCCGGGTGGTGCACGCCGGCGCCGGCAAGGCCAAGAAGGCGGACCACGAGGTGCCGTCCTGGTTCGCCCGCGAGGAGCTTCTGCCGGTGCGCGCGGTGCGCGACGCCATGCTGGGGAGCCCCGACACCGCGTGCCGTGTCTTCCTCCAGTGGGCCGCGTCCGGGAACCCCCTGGACATCGACGGGATGCTGAGCCCGTCGCTCCTGCCGGAGCTGAACCGACTGCGCGCCCTGCACCCGAACGCCGGGCTGGACGTGCTGGAGCAGGCGGCGCGCAAGCGCAAGCTGGAGGCCAACGCGTCCATCAAGGCGCTGGATGCTGCCGCCCGCAACGCCACCGTGTCCGGTGCGCTGCCCACCCACGAGGAAGTGGCCGAGGCCCAGGCCCGTGTGGCCCGCGCCCGAGGCGTCCTGGTGCGCGCCCAGGCTCAGTCCCAGGCCGCCCAGCAGCAGAACCGACTGGCCCAGCTGGCCCAGACCGCGTCCGAGGCCGAGGCCGAGGCCGCCACACTGCGCCCGTCTCTGGAGGCGTGGAAGGCACACGCCGCCGCCCTCCCGCCCACGGCCGCCAACGTGGGCGTGGCCCAGAAGCTGGTGGCCCTCCTGGACTTCGCCGCCGAGTCCGGGGACGGGGACTGCCTCATGTGCGGGGAGCCCGTGACGCTCGCGTCTCTGACGGCGCTGCGCAACCAGATCAACCTCGCCATTGGCGCGGACATGACGGCGGCCGGGGCCCACGCCACGGCTCACCAGAACGTGGCGGACCTGACCCGGCGCCTGCACGAGCGGGAGACCCAGGCCACCTACGCGCGTTCGGCCCTGGCGGCGGCGAGCAGCGGGACGCCGGACGAGGCGCCCATCGACGCGGCATCGGCCATCGCCGAGGCCACGGCGGCAGACGAGGCGCTGCGTGCGCTCACGTCGGCCACGGCTGCATGGGGCGCGGCGCGAAGCGTCATGGCCCAGGCGGACGCCGCCCGTACCGAGGCGGCCACGTTCAAGTCGCTGGAGGAGGCCCTGGTCCAGGTGGGCCGGCTCGCCCTCACGTCGGCCCTCGCGTCCTACGGTGCGCGGGTCCAGGCGCTTCTTCCGCCCACGGACGCGTTCTCCATGGTGCTCAACGAGGGCGCCCGCGAGGTGTTCCACGCGGGGCTCCTGCGCGATGACGTGCTGCACACGGCGCTCTCCGGCGCGGAGTGGGCGCGCGTGACCATGGCCATGTCGGTGGGCATCCTCGCCCCGACCTCGCGGCTCGCCGTCATCGTCCCCGAGGAGCGTGCGTTCGACCCCAAGACGCTGGCCGCCGTCATGGTGGCGCTCGCGGACGCCAAGCAACAGGTCATCATCACGTCCCCGGTCGCCCCGGCCGGGCGTCTCCCCAAGGGCTGGACCCTGGTGGACTTGTCATGATCGTGAACTCGACGCTGGCGCGCAAGCCGGACACAGCCAACCTCTCCGAGCGGCTGGTGCGCGAGGACTTCTGCCTGGAGGACGCCATGCTCGCCCTGCGTGAGTGTGTCGAGTACCTGGACGCGCTCGAACTGGCGACGGAGGAGCTTCACGATACACTGGGGCGTGTGCGGCACCAGCTGAAATGACCCCCCGCGTCTGGACCCTTCGGCACCTGCGCGCCCTCGCGGCGCGTAGGACCGCCGGTGAGCCCACGCGCGAGATCGCCGCCTCTGTTGGCACGACGGCCAACAACCTACGGCACCGATGGCTCAAGCACCTGGGGTTCCGCGCCCACGCGGTGCACATGCGCCAGATCGACACCAGCGCGCGGACACGGAAGGTCTGGGGCTTGGTCCATGCGGGCATGCGCCTGTCGGACTGCTGCCGCGTACTGGACTGGCCCGTGGACCAGCGCCACATCAACCGCCTGTCGATGTCCATCCGCCGCTACTGCACGCGGATGGGCATCCCCCTTCCCGGCGCCATGCGAGCGCCGACACCCTGACCTTCCGGACACCCCGATGAAGAAGAAGTTGCTGGTCATCCCTGCTGGGCCCCATGCGGGCATGGCGTTCTCGCTGAACTGCGACACCGCCCTGGTGGCGGCCCTCGCCGCTGCTCTGGCCGCGCCGGTGGCCCGGTGAGCGCCACCGCCGACCTCACGGGTCTCGCAGCGCGCGAGTCGTCCCGCCCGGGGAACGTCGGCCAGTACGACACCGCCTCGCCCTACGAGCCGATCAAGATCATCGAGCACTACAACCTCAACTTCAACCTCGGCAACGTGGTGAAGTACGTCCTGCGCGCTGGCAAGAAGCCGAGCGCCCCGGACATTGAGGATCTGGAGAAGGCCCGCCAGTACATCGACTTCGAGATCGCGCGTCGCCGCGCCTGACCTCACCAGCGCCCTGCGCCCGGTAGCTCCCTCGCCGGCAACGCAGCCCCGAGGTCCGCGATGTTGCGGACGCCGGGGAGTCTCCCTCCTCGCCGACATCGACCCCCTACATGGGCGTGCGGCGATCTCGGCGAGGGGGCGGACGGGCTAATCGACGGCGTCCTTGACCACGGCGAGCGCGAGGAGGCCCATCTCCTCGCCGAGGGCCAGCCACTCGGAGGGGGTGATCTTCCGACCGCCCGGGGAGTCCTTGGATGCGGCGCGCGCCACCGCTCGGATGAGCGTGAGGAGGTCGGGCGCATGGGTCACGGCTTCGGGAGGCGTGAGCTTGCTCATCGGCGGCTCTTGTCCCCGGCGCAACCCCACTTCTTGCGGGAAAGGTTGTTCGGGGTGTTGGGGTCGTTCTGCTTGTCTTTCGAGAGCCCGGCCTTGATCCCCGCCGAGCGCGCGCAGTAGCTGTCGCCCTTCGGGGTGCCCGGCGACACGGTTGCGCCCACCTGCCCGTAGCGCACCGTCTTGGTGCGGCCAGTCTCCGGGTTCTTCACGACCTTCTTGCTTGCCTTCTCCATGACTACTCCGCGAGCTGGAAGTGCGGCGCCTCGGGGAAGCGCGAACCCGGCGCGCCGTACCACACGAGGCCGAGTTCGGCGGCTACCTCGCCCATGACGCGCCAGCCAAAATCGTTGCGCCAGTCGGTGTCCTTGTCGCGCGGGTCTTCCCACGCCGGCTTCCCGTGGAGGAGCGGCACCGCGTCGAAGGCGCGCGCTGCCGGGCGCCCCCCGATGGTGAAGTTGTGCTTCGACTGCCCCGGCTTCGCGTTCGTGACGATGGCCCCCGGCGTGCCGCGTCCCTGTGCGTACAACGACGCCTGCTCGTCGTTGGAGCGGTAGGTGCAGACGATGAGCACGTCCACCTGTCGCGCCGTGCACCGCTCAAGGAACAGCCGCGCGAGCGGTTGCAGGTCGGGATGGAGGTCTTCGATGCGCCGGGAGGACATGGCTACTGCGTATCCAAGCGGCGCTCGATCCGGTCAAGGCGACGGAGGATCTCATCGTACCGCGCGCCCGACAGCGCCTCGCTCGCCTCGGCGGCGGCTGCGGCCTCACGGCGCATCTGGTCCACGATGGCGTCCATGCGCGCATCTACGCGAGCGTCCACTGCGGCAAGGTCACCATCGCGTGTGTAGGCCCCGACGCCGCCCGCTGCGGTCGCGCCGAGTACCCCACTGGACAGGAGCATCGCGAGGATGCCCGCCGGTCCTTCGACCCGGAAGGCTTTGCTGTACCAAGCGGGAGCGTCGTTAGGCATGGGTACCTCTAAGCCGGCAGACTACCACGTCTCAGGCAGGTTCGCCGCCGACTCGGCGCCGGTTGCGTCAGTGACGATGATGTGGCCGGGGCGGTCGGCGCGCTCGATCTCGGGCGCGTAGCCGGCCGCGACGAGGTCGGCGTGATGGACAAGGGGCGCCTCGATGCGGGCGGCGATGTGGCCCTCGGCGGCGAGGGCGGCGACCCATGCGACAGTCGGGCTCATGCGTGCGCCAGGATGACGACGTCTACGTCGATTGAAGTCGAGCCGCCGACGAGGTAGCCGATGGTCGTCGCGCCCGACGTCAACCGCGTCGCCGTCTTCCCATCGGCGAACGCTGAGATCTCACGGAGCCGGCCGAGTGACGCGTCGTTGGGTGCGGCGGCCGTCGAACGGTAGTCGTAGGGAGCGCGGACGTAGCGGCCCGAGCGTGTCTTGAGCGAGGTCGTCGTCGGTGCCACGGTCGCAACGGCGCGGCGGTTCATGGTGAGAAGCGCGCTCCCGCCGGGCGTGAAGACACCGGCGTGGTTTTGGCTCGCGGTGACCGAGTGGTCAAGGAACTGCGCCGTCGTGTTTATGCTGCCGGAGATATTGGCGGCCGTTCCCGAGGTGATGATGCCGTAGAGCTT